AAACAAATAATGGAATTTGCTTATTTTGCTAAATTAACAAATGAAATGCGAAATAAACTATTAACAGCATTAGAAATTGGTTGTGGAATATATATTAATAAAGATTCAGATTTTACAATTTAATTATTAATCATACAAATATAAATAAAAAACACGCATAAAGTTAATTATGCGTGTTTAAATAATAATTTTACAATTATGCTACTGTAACAACATTACCAGTAGTTCCTCTATAAAACTTGTTTCCTACTTGCGCACAAGCAACAGCATTAGCCGCATCGTAAAGTTCAACAAGAACAACATCAGCAGCTACCAATGTAGCAGTTGGTGTAATTGTGTACTCTTTTGTGCTTGTATTAAATGTAGAAGCTCCTACAATAGTATTTGCAACACCATTTACATAAAGTTTCAAGTTTGCACTTGCTAAACCAGTAATAGTAAATTGCTCATTGTGTAACCAAGTTGGTTTAATGTAAACTTTGTTTTCTGAAGCATCTGCTCTACCTGCAATAGTTACATCAGTAATACCGAATAATTCAGTATTTGGATTGAAATCTAAATCAGTTAAAAGATTTACATATTGGTTGTATTCAAATGGATCAGTAACTTGAAATTTCAAGATAGTTGATGCTGAATTTGTACCATTATTTTCAGTATATCCGTTTGTATTCAACATACCTACTGATAAACCTTTAATTGATGTACCATCAACACTTTCTGCACATTTAATATACCCAGTTTCGTAAGTAATTAATGCATCGTATTGTTGGTAAGAATTATAAGAGAAAGCAATCTTTTGGAAAGCTAATCCCTTTTTATAAGTACAAGTGAAAACTGGTTTCCCTTGTCTTACAACTTCAATAAGTCCTGATTGACTTTCTTGAGTAGTTGCATCAGGTGTTTCTGCTACCGCTTCAAAACAACCAACTAATGGAATAAAATTCCCTAATTGTACTTGTTCTTGAACGTATGCTTTATCGAAAGTTCCTGAAGTTTTATCTAAACTCCACCCTTTTGGTGTTAAGATTACACCATTTGGTAAACCTTCAATTGGTTGACAGTTCTCTAAACCGCTACCTAATCTGCTTGTGGTACAATCTGTACCTGTTAATATTGCCATTGTTTTTTATTTTTTTAATTACACGTTTGTAAATTTGTTATTTTAATTGTTAATTCTAAAAGTACTGCATCCCACTTATCAATAGTAAAATTTTCTTCACCGTTTCCATAATTAGGAAAATCAGTCTTTGTATAATTACCATTCCATGTTACTTGCCCACTTCTTCTTAATATATTTTCAATATTTTGAGTCAAAGGATTTAAAATATTTCTAAAACTCATTGCCCAACGTTGTTCATTTGTCAAGTCTACATTTGTATTTCGACAAGCTAAAACTAAAGATAAACTAACTTCACATTCATCATTACCTTGATTACTAACATTTGATGTTTGGTAAATTAAAGGGTAAGGTGTTTGCGAACTTTTAGAGAATAGTTCTATTTGTTTTAATAAATGGTCTTTGTTACCCCATTTATAAATGCTTTTAAAGCCATCTATTAAAGGTAAATTATCAAATAAACCATCTAAAAATTCTTCTACAACTATCATAATCCCATATAATTAATATGACTTTTGACAGTAAAATAAGTAGTGTCATATAAATCACGATTTTTCATTAGGTAATCATATAAAGATACTTCATTGCCAATTACTTTTCCGCTGAAATTAAGAAAATCTCCATTCCAGTTATTTTCAAGCACAGGCAATCCATATCTCACATCTCCAATATACATTCTAATAAACTTATTCCAAACAGTTGTTTGTTTTACACTTGGATTATTATAGAGTGAATTTTCAGCTCTTGGTATTTGCATACCAGTAGTTGAGTAAGTTTGAAAATCAGTTCCTAAATAGTAAAAAAACACATAATAAGCAATTAAACTTATTTTTTTAGTTCCAATAGTATATCTTAAACCTTTCCAATCATCTACTCCATCAACTAAATCAACCCATTTTTGAATTGGATCTTCAACCCAATCTCCATTTTCTTCAAACTGAGCCATAAGCTCTTGTAGCTGTTCGTAACCTAGTATATCAAGTAACAATGATTGCTCAATACTTTCTATTTCCTCGTTTAATTGCGCTGTGGCAGACGGTAATACACTTCCAATGCTTGGTTGTGCAACTGAATTAGGAATATATAATTCCTTTGTTTGAAAGTATTGAGCATTTATTATCATTATTTCTCTATTACGGTTGAAGTCATTTCAGGTGTTTTTTCTTTAATCTTAACATCCTTTGCTAATTTTGCTAATCCTTTAGAGATTAATTTATCAGCGTGAACTTTGTGTAGTAAATAAGTGTTTCCATTTAAGTCAACCGCTTTATAATCCGATGCTTTATCGAATGTAGCAGTTCCTACAATTTTTACTTCTTCTTCTTTGATACTAAAATTTGACATATAATTAAGTTTTAAAATTACGGTGTTGGTTTCAATAATGCAGCTCTTACTGTTGCAAGACTAAATGCCATTGCTCCAGGCAAGTTGTTTTTAGCTACTCTTAAAATAGAGTAAACTTCTCCAACTGCTGATTTTTGATTCTTGATGAATTGGTCGTTATAAGTACCAAAACGTAAGATAAACTCAGAGTGCATTTCACGATAAATTGAGCTATCCATAACGATTGCAGTACCTAAAGTAATTGCGTTAGAAGAAACAACTCTCATTCCGTTGATTGATCCATTTTGCATGTAAGGCAATAATCTTGAATTACCTTCTGTGTCTTGTGTAAACATTGTAGTTACAATATCACTTGGGTGCATAAGAACTAAATCTGCGTTAAAGTTCATTCCGTTAATAACAGATTGAGCAGCAATAACAGCCAATCCATTGTCAGGAATAACTAAAGTATCATCCATTACAGAAGTAGTGTAAGCAGTACCATTTGAAACAATAGTTCCAATTAATCCATTGTTCCAAAATCTTATTACTTTTTCTTCAAACATCATAAGGATTTCGTTGTACAACAATTCGTTGTCTACTTCAAATTCTTCTGTCCACTCGATGTGAGCAGCATATTTCTTACGTAAAGTAAGTGTTCTCAAGAATGTATCAGATACTAATGGCTTAGTACCACCTTCAGCAACTAATGCAACAGCTCCTTCAGCAGTAGCTTGTTCGTTTTTGATAATTTGTTGAGGAACTCTAGCAACTTGTCTATTAGAAATAACATCTAATATAAAGTTTTCAGGGTATCTGATTTTTGAAATTTCACTTTCAAACTCAAAGTTCTCATTCAATGGTAATAATACACCTGTATCATTAGCAACAGCAGTAGAAGCTGTATAAATAGCAGCAGCACGTTTAGCATTGAAATTGATTTCTAAATCATTACCATTTCTAATAGCTTCGCAAATTTCTTTGTGTTGCTCTTTAACCATTTTACGAAGTTGGAATTTTTCAACATTTGAAATTTGTCTAATGTTGTTTTTTTCAACTTTTTCTACGTTTTCAGCAATACTTCTGATTTGCTCAGCAATAGTTACTACATTTCCAGCAGCATCTTTGCTTTCAGCACCTAGTACTGAACGTAATGCTTGTTGCATTGATGTTGAATACGCTTCATCTTGCGCTTTTGCTCTTTCCTCTAATGCGTTTTCAAAGGCAGATACAAATTTGATTTGATTTTCATCTAAAGCTGCACCATTTTTTTCTAATGCGCTTCTTAAATTAAATTTTTCCATTTTGTTGTTTTTAAAAAATTGTTATTTTATTAGTATTTATCTCAACAATCTTTTTTTCTTCTTGAGTGTTCGTCGCGGCTCTTGTTGCTAAAAGATTATGTAAGTCATTTATTTGTTCAGGACTAAATTTGTCCAAAACTGCTCTTTTTTGGAAATAAGAAAACTTCCCCAAAAGGATATGCACAAAGCGACAATGATGGAGCTTGGTTAAGTTATTTTAACCAATATATGCAAAATGCTAATGGCGGTAGGTTAATTAAATTTGACCAAAGTAATGCTTATGAATTAGCAAATACCATAGCTGAGATATTTATTCCTATTGATGCTATTGCAGAAAGATGTTCATCATTAAAATACGATATTATTGATGTTAATACAAAAGAAGTAATAACACCACAAGGAAATTTAAAAAGATTATTAGATAGTCCAAATCCATTAGATAGATTTACTGATATTATTTACCAAAGCATTTTTTCTGAATTAGCAGACGGAAACAGTTATGTTTATACAAAAACTGCTGATAGTATAGTAAATCCAACTTATGACAATATAAGTAATATATGGGTTTTAAAACCTAACGTTACTAAACCAATTTTACATAAACAAATATCAAATCCATTTTTGATGAAAGAAGTTTCAGACTTAGTGGATTATTATAGAACATTTTTCTTTTATGAGCATCAGATAAAACCTAGATATGTTTTACATACTGCTAATTTAGGAATAACACAAACAGGAACTGGTAGAAGTCCATTATTTGCTTGTGAAAAAAATATTAATAATATCTTAGCTGTTTATCAAGCAAGGTATAATGTATATGCTAAAAATGGAAATGCAGGTATATTAGCAAAAGCTCCAGTTGGTGGTGGCGGTGCATCATTACAAGAAGCTATTGATCCTATTACTAGAGATACAATGTTAAAAGACCTACAAGACAGAAATGGATTGATAGGAGATAAGAATTTTATTGGAATGTCAAGTGTTCCTTTACAATTTATCAAAACTTTAGGCACAATTAAGGAATTAGAGCCATTTGATGAAACATTAGAGAACGCTATTAAGATTGCAGGTATATTTGGAGTTAATAAAGAATTATTGCCTAAAAAAGACAATGCTACATTTAGTAATCAAACAATAGCAGAAAAATCGTTTTGGCAGAACGTAATTAAGGCATTTGCTAATGATACAGCTAAAAGTTTAAATAAAATATATTATTTGCCTGATAATTGGACTTTTATGCCTAATTTCACAGGAATTGAAGCATTACAAGAGGATAAAAAGGCAGGATTAGAAGCGGATGGATTATTTATTGATAATTTAGATAAACTAAAAGCAAATGGAATTGATATGGCAGAAGCATATTTAACAATACAAGAAAGATACAATGGAAAATAAAGTAAAAGAATTTAAAGCACAAAGGGATTTGTTTAAAAATCCAGTATCTACTTTACTAGATGCAGAACGTGCTAGGTTAGAAATAACAGCAGATAGAAAAGTAAAAGGATATGCTATTGTTTGGGGCAGTAAGAATGACTATAATGAAATTGTACTTAAAGGCGCAACACTTAACAGTCTTAATGCAAGAGGTGTAGGAACTGCTGTTGGAAATCCTATATTAGTTTTAAACCAACACAGACAAACAGAACCTTTATGTAGACCAACAATGTTAATGGAAGATGATTATGGTTTATATTTTGAAGGTGATGTAATTGAAGGTGTGTCTTATGCAGATGATGTTGTTAATCAAGTAAATCAAGGTGTTTTAAGACAACTTTCTTATGGGTTTAACTATATATGGGATAAAACAGAATATGATGCAACACAAGACGCTTATATTCTTAAAGAAATAAAATTAGGAGAAATATCTTTAGTAACTTTTTCTAGTGATGAAAATGCGCAATTAAGAAGTTTTAATCAATTACAAGAAAGAGCTGTATTAGATAAATTTAGTGCAGAACAAATAAACGATTTACACAATCTTTTAGCAACAAGAGCCGTGACGAACACTCCTAAAACAGAAGATGTTGTAGAGACAAACAAAGGTAAAGTAACAATTTTTTAAAAAAACAACAACAATGGAAGCATTAAATTTAAGAAGTGCCTTAGAAAAAGGCGGTGCTATTTTGGATGAGAACCAAATAAAGTTTGTTTCGGCTATTGAAAACGAAATGAATGAGAGAGCAAAAAAACAAGAAGAAGCTTATTCGAAATCTTTAACCGAAGCGTTAAGAAGCGTTTTAGGTGCGCAAGAGAAAAACGAAAAAGGAGAAACAGTAACAGTTGCAGAGCAATTGCGTAACCTTGCGGAAGGATTAGAGAAAGTTGAAAAAAATAATGTTAGACAAATTTCTAACTTAGAGAAATTTCAACTTCGTAAAATGGTAAGAGAGCAACACAATGATATTGTAGATGCTATTAGAAATGGTAAAGATTTAGAAATTACTTTTAATGCAAAACGTGCTGCTGCAATTTATACTGCTAGTACTGCAGTTGCAAATGATACAGGTGTATTATTGCCATTAAACGAAAACTACGAGTTTGAAAGTGAAATTTCTAAAATTCGTTATCCAGAGAATTTTATATTAGATGTTATTTCTAACAGACAAGTTGCAAAAGTTCCTCAACAAATTATTAAAAACGAACAAGCTACTGCCGAAGGAGCTGTTGCTTTAGTTGCAGAGGGTGGTACTAAACCATTAGTATCAGATACATTCTTGAGAACACTTACTTTGCGTAAGAAATATGCTGCGCATATTGAGTGGACAGAAGAATTTGAAATGGATAACGAAATGTTGTACAATGAAATTCTTGCAATGTTTGAAGAAAAAGTAGTAAGAGCTTGGAACAACGGATTGATTTCTACAATTGTTTCAAATGGTACAGCTTATACAACTTCTGTAATGGATGACACTTTGGTTATTCCTGACAATGGTTTAGCTGTTATTGCTTGTCAATCTGTAATTAACGGAATGAACTTTAATGCAGATGTAGTTTTAATGCACCCAAGTGATATTGTAACTACAATGTTTACGCAAGATACAGAAGGTAATTCAAGATTATTGCCTTACATGCAAAATGGACAAATTAACGGAATGAGAGTTGTATCTTCAAACGCAATTACTTTGGGTACTGCTGTGGTAATGGATAGCTCTGTATATCGTGAAATGCACTCTGATTTTATTTTAAGATTTGGTACTTACAATGATCAATTCATTAAAAACCAAAAATCAGCAGTTGGAGAGGTATTCTCTATTTTGAGAATTGCTAAAAACAACTTGCCAGGAGTTATGGCAGTAACACTTTCAACAGTAAGAGCTGCATTATTAAAACCGTAATTTTAAAACTTTAAATATATGTCAAATTTCAGTATCAAAGAAGAAGAAGTTAAAATTGTAGGGACTGCTACATTCGATAAAGCATCGGATTATAAAGTAGTAGAATTAGAAGGAAACACTCATTTACTTCATAAAGTACATGCCGATAAGTTAATCGCAAAAGGATTAGCAAAATTAGTTAAGGATGCGAAGATAAAAGAGAAAACTCCAGAAATGACTTCAACCGTAATAGAGAAATAATGATAATAAATGCTCAATACTTTCAAACTAAGGAATTATATATTCCTAATTCAGTTGCACAACCGAGCATCGGGAGTGTATCACCGTCTGCTACGACACAGTTAAACGAGGAAATTGAAAGTATTGAGCAATCATTACTACTTGATATTTTAGGGTATGAACAACTACAAGAGTTAAATGCACAATTTGAACCAAATGGAGATTGGGTTGAAAATCCAATTCAGAAATGGGTAGATTTAGTTGATGGA